GTTAAAGAAACATAAGGATTTCCATTAGTTCCAGCGCCGCCTGCCCCACCGCCGCCGCCACCAAAATAATAAGTTCCGTTTCTATATCCTCGGCCTCCAGCATTACCTTGCCCAGATGTTGCGGTTCCGCCAAGAGTATATCCAGAAGAACTATCTGTAATACTAGACCCAGCACCTCCACCAGAACCGCCATTTCCACCATTTGCAGTATATTTACCGCCAAAACCCCCGCCAATTGCGGTTGATGATATGCTTCCGCCAATAAAAGAACTATTGTTTCCAGCAAGTCCTGGTGAATATGGTGGTGTTGCGTTATATACAACTGCTGCACCGCCTGATCCAACAACAATATTATATGTAGTTGATACTACTGGAGTTATTATTGCAGATATTAAACCGCCTGCGCCCCCTCCACCGCCATCTGATGCTCCACCACTAGCACCACCAGCAACTATTAATAAATTAGCAGCGAAGTTTGAAGTCGGCCAATTCCCAGCCCCTTGTGATTGTGATTGATCTGTTAAATCCCATAAGCCTATTGCAGCGGCTACGTTTGACGATCCTTGAGTGGCGGAAAACACATTTCCTAAAAACCGCTGAGACATTATGTTATCGCCTCATAAGATGCAGTCAATTCAATAGCTGCTGCTGTGCCAGATGTAACTACAATAGATTGTGTTTCTCCAAGATAAAATGCGGTGCTTTTATCTACTACAATAATTGAAGCATTAACAGGAACAGGAATTTGATAAATTAATCTATAGTTAGTACCCAAACCTCCAGCAAGATTATTTATAGAAACAGTAATTGTCGCAACAGAACCACTAATATTAGCTGCAACAATGTTGTCAATTTTATTTACTGTGTTAGTAGCTGGAGTAAGCGCAGTCCAGATCATGCCGCCCAAAGTAATAGTTGTGGAGGATACGGTTTGCGAGTTATTGACTGTGTATGTTCCAGCTTGCCCCGCCGTATATAAACTTGCCGACCCACTAACTGCGCCGGTTGTGACGTTGCTGATTGTGATTGTGTTGGTTGTCGGGTTAAACGCAGTTACATACGTGTTGGCGGGGATACCAGAAATAGGCTGCACAAACTGCCCAACTAAAACAGAAGCCGAGGTGCCCACCGTATAGGTGCTCAGAACAATAGTGTTTACCCCAGTGGAAGCCTGCGTAAAGGTAGCAGTGACGATGGCTGTGCTAGTGGACGTCAACTGATTGGTGACGTAGGTATTGCTAGTCACCCCAGTACCCGTAATAAAATGATTTGGCGCAATAGCACCGGAAGCTACCGCAGTGACTGTCAGTGTAGTTGTGGCTATAGAGCCTGTGACAGAGGCCGCAGAAGGGATTAAATACGATGTATTGCCGTAAATAGACGTAACATTAACAATATTTGGATTAGCCATGTTGTTTCCTTAATAACCAAAGATCATTGCCATTGCAATGGATTTACCTGTTGTAATGCCTACTACTGACGTAGTAATAACTAGGGCCTCAACTATGTCGCCTGCGTTAGCACCAACCGAAAGAGTAAAGCCTGTACCGCTTGTTGCGGTGTAGTCAGAAGTCGCCAACAATACACCGTTTACATAAACTTGCAAATAGCCAACTGCATAAGTTACCGTGAATGCCGTTTGGCTTGCGGTTGCTGTAAAAGATGTGCGAGTGTATGCACTGCCACCACCAGAACCATTAGAAGCCGCAGTAATGCGTCCATACGCATCAACTGTAATATTTGAACTTGTATAACTTCCCGCTGTTACTGCCGTTGTTGCCAATCCAACTGTTCCGGATGTTGTGATTGTTCCTCCGGTAAGGCCAGTACCAAATGTAATAGAAGTAACAGTTCCCGATCCACTACTTGCAGCCGTCCATGTGGCCGTTGTGCCATTTGAAGTTAAAACATATCCATTAGCACCAATGCCTAATCGTGTAGCGCTGTTTGTACCATTACCAATAATTAAATCACCAGCAGTTGTAACTGGCGACAAAGCATTAAAAGCAGCAGCAGCAGTAGCTTGTCCTGTGCCACCATTAGCAATAGCAACGGTTCCAGTTACATTGGCTGCATTACCAGAAATATTACCGCTGACTTGCGAACCTGGAAGGCTAAGTGCACTCAACGTAGTCAATGTGGCATTGCTTGTTGCAGTGATGTTCGCAGCAGTTCCAGTAGTGTTTTGATTCAGCGTAGGAATGTCAGCGGCAACAATAGCGCGGAATGTCGGTACACCTGCCGTGCCATTAGGCGCAGCCAAAATGTAGTTTGCAGTCTTAGACGCATACGGGTTTTGTGTGTCACCATAAGATGCAGCAAGGCTAATTGCGGGGGTTGTTCCGCCACTAGAAGTAATTGGCGCAGTACCTGTGACTGATGTAACAGTTCCACTTCCTTTGCTATTAAACGTAGTCCAATCAGCGGCAGTAAGCAATCCACGATTTGTGGCGGAAGCCGATGGCAAATTAAGCGTAATAACAGGAGTTGTTGTTCCGGTAGCAACCGAAGATGAAACATCAGTTCCGGTTGTACCTAAAGTTAATGCTGCTACTGAAGTAACTGTTCCTGTTCCATATCCTGATGGATTGGTAGCTGGATAAGCACCAAGTGCTGTAAGCGCAGCAGCCGCAGTAGTTGCCCCCGTACCACCATTTGCAATAGCAACAGTACCAGTTACATTTGCAGCGGTTCCTGTTGTATTTTGATTTAAGGTAGGAACATCAGCGGCTTGAATTGTGGACATCACTACATTTGTGCCATTGCCACGCAAATAAGAACCAGAAGTAACTGCACCAGCAAAAGCATTTATGCCGCCTTGGGCAGTAGTGGCCCCAGAGCCTCCATTAGCAATTGCAAGAGTACCAGCAAGAGTAACTGTTCCTGATGTTGTAATTGGGCCACCAGATGTAGTTAATCCAGTTGTTCCGCCAGAAAGTGCAACACTAGTAACCGTTCCAGTGTTTGATGTATATCCAGAAGGATTAGATGCGGGATATGCGCCCAAAGCAGTAAGTGCAGCCGCTGCGCTAGTTGCTCCGGTTCCGCCATTTGCGATAGCCACCGTTCCCGTCACATTGGCCGCATTGCCGCTAATGTTGCCAGATACTTGAGAACCAGGCAGACTTAAAGCGCTTAATGTTGTGATGGTGCTATTAGTAGTCGCCGTGACATTAGCCGCCGTTCCAGTAGTATTTTGATTTAATGTAGGAATATCCGCCGCCACAATAGCGCGAAATGTTGGAACACCAGCAATTCCATTAGGCGCAGCTAGGATGTAATTAGCAATCTTAGATGCGAACGGGTTTTGTGTATCGCCATACGATGCTGCAAGACTAATTGCAGGGGTTGCACCACCGCTAGAAACAACAGGGCTTGTTCCAGTAACAGATGTAACCGTTCCCTTGTTATTAAAAGTAGTCCAATCGGCGGCGGTAAGCAGTCCACGATTTGTTGCAGATGATGATGGCAAATTAAGAGTTATTACCGGCGTTGTTGTGCCTGTTGCCACCGATGATGAAGCATCAGTTCCGGTTGTGCCTAAAGTCAATGCAGCAACCGAAGTAACCGTTCCAGTTCCATATCCCGATGGATTGGTAGCTGGATAAGCACCAAGGACGGTAAGCGCCGCAGAAGCTGTAATCGCACCAGTGCCGCCATTTGCAATTGCCACCGTACCAGTTACATTTGCAGCCGTGCCGGTAGTGTTTTGATTAAGCGTTGGGACATCAGCAGCTTGTATCGTAGACATCACTACGTTTGAGCCATTACCACGAAGGTAAGAGCCGGAAGTCGTAGCGCCAGCCAAAGTATTGATAGCGCCTTGGGCGGTTGTGGCATTTGTTCCACCGTTAGCCAAAGGCAAAGCAGTTCCCGAATAACCAATAGCCAATGTTCCAGCGGTAGTAATTGGACTACCTGTAACCGATAAGAATGCCGGAACAGTTGCTGCAACCGAAGTAACAGTACCGCCACCACCACCAGAGCCATTTGCAGCCGCTGTAATGCGCCCTTGAGCGTCTACGGTGATATTGGCAGCGGTGTAGGTTCCAGGCGTTACAGCAGTGTTGGCAAGAGCCACTGTTCCCGTTGTAGTAATTGGGCCACCCGTTAAGCCTGTGCCGGTAGCCACCGAAGTAACCGTACCAGAACCACCACCGCCACTTGCGTTAATGGTTACAGCGCCGGTTCCACCTGTAGGAGAAATGGTGACATTGGTTCCTGCAATAATTTGTGTAACAGCACCAGTTGCATTAATAGTTTGATTGGGCCAAGTCCCCGTAATGCTGACATTGGTTCCCGCTACTAAGGCAGGAGTAGCCGTACCAGAACCTCCATTTGCTATGGGAAGGATTCCGGTAACGCCGGTAGTCAATGGAAGGCCGGTTGTATTTGTCAGCACACCCGATGCCGGTGTTCCCAAAGCTGGGGTAACAAAAGTCGGCGAAGTATTTAAAACAGTAGAACCCGTACCAGTAGAAGTCGTTACGCCCGTGCCACCTTTAGCCACCGAAATAGGGCCAGAAATCATTGCATCAGTAACTACACCTGTTGATCCTGTCCCAACAATGGTTCCCGATGTTGCAGGCAAATTAAGTGTTACCGCAGTTGCCGTATTTGGGCCAACTAAATCTGCCGTTCCACCTGCCGCCGCTTGAAATGTAATTTTTCCCATGATTCAACCTTATGGTGCAATGATTAGTTGGGAAATAGTTAACGCACCCGTAGATGGGTTAAATTGAAACTTTGAAGAACTTGTGTACTCTGACGTAACATTTCCGCTTGTTGCACTTGAAAATAAAGGATAACGAACCGCATTAGTGATTGTGTCATCGGTAATTGTTGCGTATTGAGTGGTTGTATATCCTGATGGATTAGTAGCAGGATAAGCACCGAGAGCCGTCAACGCAGCGGAGGCTGTAGTAGCGCCAGTGCCACCATTAGCAATCGGAAGCGCAGTGCCGGAATAAGTAATAGCCAAAGTACCTGATGTGGTAATTGGCGAACCTGCAATAGAAAGAAACGATGGCACAGTAGCGGCCACCGATGTAACCGTTCCCGTTCCACCACCACCGGAACCATTAGCGGCAGCAGTAATCCTTCCCTGGGCATCCACCGTAATATTTGCCGATGTATAGCTTCCAGCAGAAACTGCTGTATTGGCAAGTGCAATTGTTCCAGTGGTTGTAATTGGGCCACCAGTTAAACCAGTTCCTGTTGCAATATTGGTAACAGTACCTGTACCACCCGCAGAAATCCAAGTGGTGTCATAGTTGGCATTGCTTGCTTTTGCTAATACTTGTCCGGTTGTTCCACCCGTAGCGACACCTGCGCCGGTTGGGCCTTGCGGGCCAGTAGCACCTGTTGGGCCAGTTGGGCCGGTAGGGCCAGCTAATCCACGATCAATGGTGACAATTTGGGTTGTCGGTGGCGTAACAATTAGATTGATGTTATTGCCATCTACGACATTAGCAACAATGTTAGCCATTAGTTAGTCACTCCATCCGAACGTACCAAGAACAGCAAGAAAATGATGCTGTCATCGGCAGGGGTTGCACCCGAGGCGGCAAAAGAGATTTTGAGTCGGCCACTAAAGCCTACGCAATTTGTTGCATTGATGTCTAATTGGGTATCAGTAGATGCGACACTCCAAGTTGATTCATCAATCAACATTGTGAACGTGCCGGACGCATCTACCCGATTGGAGATAGTCAAAGCAATAGGACTGGGCGTTGATACCGTGTAATCAGCAATGTCAAACGTCAATCCATTGCGAGTGTCCACAATGTTGGTGACTGATCTACGGAGGATAGACGCATCAATAGTTGCGCCTGTCAAATCAACAGGATTGCCCGCAGTATTGGTAAGCGCAAGATTCCAGTAAGTTTTTTGGTTGTAAACCAACTCACCGGCAATGATAGAGTTAGAAAAGCCGCTGACTTGCGCCAGGGTATTCTTAGAAAAGATAGCCAAGATGTTCCCCTTCCTCGGGTGATGACGCCCCCCGCGCACTCGCAGGATTACGATTCTTGTCTTGTTAAATTATTCTACACTATCCCGCGCAGTTGCGGTAGCCAAGTATAACGAATATAGGATTTGATACAACTTTGCTTGGGTTACTGTTTCCCCCGTAGGATTGCCGGTAGTCGGATCAAGCAAGGTAATAACACTATCAGGCACATAAACTGTTTGGCAACCGCCGCTATCAAACGTCAATATTTCGGTTCCGGTAGACAATGCTGTTTCTTCCAAAAATACGCAATTTGGCCCAACAGGCTGGCCGGTAACAATGTTAATTGATCCTTTGCCTGGCAATGGATTATTAATCGTTACTGTACGGCATCTTGTCCAAGTAGTGCCAGTAATATCACTTTGTTTGTAGTTCATTATTTCACCTTAAATATAAATTGGAATATAACCAGTTACACCGCCAACATTTACTTGAAGATATTTTAATGCGTTATATGTCAAAGTAACCGGAGGGTAAGCAGTTGGCAAACTTCCACTTACGCCATTATTAACTGTGGTAACTGCTTGTATTCCATTCCAGCGTTCAGCATTTAGATTTGATACCAATGTGCTGTTATTGGTAACCATTACTCCATCTAATTTAAGTGCTTTTCCAGCAATTGATGTTGCATAAATAGCTTGTCCAAAATAGCTTTCAGCATAAAGCCCAGAACTTAATGTGCCTGTTCCAATGTCTCTTGCCAATACACCAGCATTACCTAATCCTGCTGTTGCACTTGTTGATGACAAATAACCTTCAACGCCAGCCTCTTGATTCCCTGATGTGCTTCTTGCATATCCAGTTAATCCCCGTGTAGATGCGTAAGAAGTATTAAATACAGCCGCATAAGTAATGCCACTATAAGTAGTTTGTCCACCAAAAGTTGCTGTACCCGTAGTATTAATATTTCCACCAAGGGTAAGATTTGTTCCATCAAAAGTTAAATAACTTGTTGATGTACCAATTGAGAATTTATAAGCAGTACTAGAATATCCAAGGAAAAATCCATTGCCTGTTGCGTATGCCGTTTGGCCTCCACGAATAAATCCTGATGTATCTAATGTAATGTTTCCAGCAGTAATTGAGCCCATATCCGCAGTAATAGCAGATAAGTTGGCAACTTTTAGATTAGATAAATAAGGTGTATTCCAAGTGGTTGTGTTCGCAACGGCATTGTAAATACCATCGCTTTGAAACATTGCTTGTCCTGCCCCTGGCGTTTGAACCGTAGATGTAAACGCTGTTGCTGATGTAGGACTAAAGTCCGTTGTTGCCGGCAAAGTTGCACCAGATTTAACTACCGCAGCGCCAGTAACTGTTGGGTTACCCGTATAAAGTGCATAGCATATAACTGCACTGTTTCCAGTTGCACCCGTTGCTCCTGCTGATCCTGTTGCTCCGGTTGCCCCCGTTGTTCCCGCAGAACCAACAATAATTGATGTACTTGCACTCCAAGTAACGGTACTTGTTGCTGTGGTTAATGAGTCAACAAATATTTGCGCGGTTTGGTAAAGGCTTTGTCCAGTGGCTCCGGTGCCAGGGGTTTGCGTCCAACTATTTAAAGTGGCTGGGTTAGTAAATGCCGAAGTTGCCCAAGTGTAAGTTGATGTCCCCGATGGAAAAACTGTTGGCCCTGATGATGCCCATTGATAAAGACGAAGTACAGCCGTCCTTGATCCATTGCCGCCATATCCACCAACTAACGTATTTGTAGATGCACTCCAAGTAACTGAACTTGTTGTTGTGGTTAATTGATCGGTGTAGATTTGTATAACTTCATACAAACTTTGTCCAGGCGATCCGGAACTTGGCGTTTGAGTCCATCCATTTAATGTCGCTGGATTGGTAAATGCAGCAGTTGCCCAAGTATAAGTAGAACTACCCGATGGGTATGTTGTTGGAACACTAGATGCCCATTGATATAAAGGAAGTAATGCGGTACGGGTTCCATTAGTACCATTAGTTCCAGGTGTTCCAGCAGCGCCTACCACTCCAACAACAAAAACTGTTGTAGCACTCCATGTAACAGAGCTAGTTGCAGTAGTTAATTGATCTGTATAAATTTGATCTATTTCATACAAACTTTGTCCGGTACTTCCAGAACTAGGTGTTTGCGTCCAACCGTTTAGCGTAGCTGGATTTGTGAATGTTCCGGTTGCCCAAGTGTATGTAGAGCTACCGGATGGATATGTCGTTGGAGCCGATGATGCCCATTGAAATAATGCAAGCGTTGCAGTTCTAAAACCATTGGCTCCCGTTGTACCTGTTGCGCCATTTTGGGCAATAGATGTAATGGATGCGCCGGCCCATGCCACACTAGTAGTGGCCGTACCCGCAAAAGCGGTAATGCCTTGTCCGGCTTGCCAAAGTTGATAATTAGCCGTGCCAGGATTAGTAGGGATAGTTACACTCCACCCAGCCCCGCCTGTGTATCCAGAATTGGTAGCCGTTGCCCATGTATAGGTAGAGTTACCTGTTGGGCTAGATGGCGTTGTTAGCGCCCATTGGTACAAATAAACTTGTGCGGTTTGTGAGCCAACCGTTCCGCTAGGCAACCAATTAAATGAGCCGCTTACTCCGCTAATTGCACTTTGTCCCGTTTCATTTAATACCAGCGCACCAAAATAATAGGTGTTGGCCGGAAGTTGCATATTGGGGAATGTAAATGTTGTACTGTTAGCCAGCACTCCATTTGTCGGCGCAAAGAATTTATCTAATATTGTCCAATCGCTATTAGAAGGGGTTGCCACGGTTGTATAAAACAATCCGATAGCAGTAACCCGTCCAATTGCAGGTGTGGTGATCTGCACATCAAAGTTTGGCACGGTTGCCGCAGGGCGTGATGTTGATACAACCGGAGGATTCAATCCAGAGAAAAACTGTACTGAAGCAAGATTGCTATTTGGAGTAGGAGAATATTGAGTAATAGAACCATCGTCATAAACTGTGGCGTTGTACTCACTCAAATCAAGTGAAGCACCAAGGTTGCCATCAGGCAAAGATATCTCGCTTACCTTCATTGCCCTAAACAGCTTGTTGTTCCATCCATAAGCGGTGTTAGTCAGCGACACCACATCACCGGCATCTACTTGGATAGCGGGGTAAGCAGCGTTAATCGTAACAATCAAATCTTCCCGCGCTTGCTCAAGCATACGATTTGCAATGTAAGTCGCTTGGACGCTTTCATTAACTAAATCAAAATTGCAAGAATATTTGTTTACAGGTTCATTGGCATACAACAATCCAGTAGGTGTTTCAAGATAAACAACATCTGTTTGATCTCTATTCATCTTGTTGGGGAAACTTGCTTCAATCTGATTAATTGAATTGCTAATGTCAATCAACGATGTCTTTATTTCCCCAATGACGTTTGTATCATCAAATGAGAACGAACTACTTGCATCCCGATTAACAACAACAGTCCATTGTCCTGATGCTGCGTTGTACTGGTTCCATGAATCGCAAGCCAACATGATTTTGTCAATGTTGGACAAGACGTTTTGGCCTGTGTCCAATACTCCGTTAACGCGATATCGCACTTGTGTGGCCGAGCCGCCCGTGCTTGGCGTGTAGGTGATCGTTGCATCCGAATAGGTGTTAAGCGCAATAGCCGAGTCCCTATTAATCAGGGTAGACAAAATTGCTGTTCCTGTTCCTGTACCCGCGCCTGTAGCCGTAAACCAAACGCCAACGTTATTGCTTACGGCCCCAATAGACGTAAAACTGGTAGTTCCAAGGGCGGCAATTTTGTAAGTGCTTCCAACAACAAAAGAACCAGCAACAGTAGTTGGCATGGTAGTGTTAAGCATCCCACCGCCATAGGCTTCATTACCTATGTAGTCAAACCATACATCGCCAGGCTTTGCAGCGTTGGTATTGTTTAGGTAATGGCTTACATTAAACGTGATAGGTTGAAGCTGGGTGGTTCCCGCTTCTACGCTATAAGTTAGCTTTGCAATGGCAAAAGCCAAGCCATTCATTTGGCGTGTGCCAGCCCAGCGCAAAGCAGTTGCAATGTCAGAGCCACCCATAAACGTAGACGGAGCCGTACCGGTAACGTTAGTAATTACGCCAGCATCGGTAGACGTATACAAGTTAATGTATAAATTCCCACTGATCTTGGAATCAACATTACCAGCGCCATCGGTGAGGCTTACTACTTTTGTAAGATCGGTTGCATCAAACGTAACAATCCTATCGCCATAGTAAAAGTTTCCTTTGGTGGCTGTTCCGCTTCCGGTTCCCGCGCCTGTACAAATAAAGGTAACGCCTACGGTGTTTGCAGATGCACCAATCAAAGTAAAGTTGGTTGATCCTACGGTTGTAATTGTGTAAATCGTACCAACCGCAAAACTACCTGCATTTACTGTAGTTGATTGATTGTAAAGAAATTGTCCATTAGGGCTAATGCTTGAAATAGCCATAACGTAGTACATGACTTTTTGATCGATTGTCAAAACCGCATCAACAAACGTACCACCTAGATAAGCATCACCATAAACGATTGGAAGGCTATTAGTGGTGGCTGGCGCTACTTGTTGTCGTACTCCGTTGTCAATAGATGAATTGGAATTTTGATCTACAGCAAACATCCTAGCAACAATGCCAGACACCACAAAGTTAATTGCAAAGGTGGCCGCAGCAAGTGCCACTCCTGTTAATTCAGCGCCTATGGCTTCAAGAATAATTGATGCTGGCATTTTATTGTTCTCTAAAAAAGGTTGCTTCCATTAGCTTGTAACCGCGCTTTGTGTAATCAATAAATGGGGAGTTTGCTAATACAGAAGTACAAGCAAAAGTTATCCTGCCATCATTAATCATTTCTTGCGCCATCTTGTCAAATTCTTTCCATAGCCTACCACCAACAGTGGTTTCTCGATGCTCCGGTTTTACCCACCATGCAATTTCATGCAACTCTATAACATTAGGACACCAAAAGTTATTGATAACCATTGCCGCTAAGAATCCACGATTTTCATTGTCAATCAATACAAATCCTTTACCCGCCATCATCATCGTCATTAATTGGGCGACATGGCTTTCATTGTGACTTTCATTTTTTTGTATGGCTTCAATAGGTGCTTGCGCTGAATACTCTCGCATCATCTCTATCAAAACCGGCATATCGTATTTTGTCGCTTGTCTTATCATGCTATCCCTTGAATGTTTTAATAGATGGTTCAGTAGCTATATTTGTTCCACCAGATTGATGTCCAATCCCACTTGGTGTAGTTGTTGCCGCTTGGCTTGATTGAACCGGCGGCGCACCAAAATCAAAATAGGTTGCAGCAATCACCGGCACACGATTCATAGAAGTATCACTAGCATAAATAAAGTTCCAAGCCTTGGGCGTAGTCTTAATGCCTTGTATCCGATTTTCAAGGATGGTGCGGAAACTGGCGCAGCTAATGCCTACGGTGGCTATCCTTACCCTCATCTGATCGTCAAACTGCTCGGTGATGGATGCGTTGGATACAATGCCCGTGTATCGCTTAAAGAACTGCTGTGTGGGCGTTGTAATGATCTGATTCTGACTATCCAAGAATCCGCGCCATATATCAATGTTAGAACCCTTGATGTTGGCGGCTAAAACTGTTGCTACATTTGCACCATCTACGCCGGTAAGCTGAATTGCCAAGTCGGTGGATGTAGCCTTGATGTTGCGATCAATCGGGGATATGGACAGCAGACTACCAAGATTGGTGAACGTCATTCCATTGACAGTGATGGCTGATGCCGCATTACAAAAGTAATAGGTATCAGTTGTGGTAATCAACCGGATAAATTCTGCCTGTACGATTGATGGGCTCGACAGAGCCGTCATTGTGGTACTCATCCTGTAATGTCCTCAATAAATACAAAGTCGCCGTCCCATTGAACGAATGCGCCACTTGTCATTGGGTTAAGTGTATATGTTGGGCATTGTGACGCAAGCAAATAAAAAGTGCAAGCAGAACCTACCCCAGCCAATGTTCCAGCAGTTACCGTTCCGATAACAGGGCGGTGTAAGGTAACGCTAATGGTTGTGCCTGATCCACGCAAAACTTGGGCCGTTACTTTGTAGGAGTAAATCCCTATTTGCAAAAAGTCGCCAGCAGCAAATGCCACGGTGGTGGCCGAAATCAAGCCCGATGCCCCCACAGCGCCAATTGCCGGAAGATTTCCCACCGTGATGATAGTTGCGTTAGCCGCCGGAACCGTGGACAATGTAAGTGCCGATGCTTGCGCCGATGTAAAGCCGCCTTGATAAGCATTAAACCAATTAAGGTTAGCGCCGGAAAAAGTGATTGTTTGCGGAATCTGCCTGTCGTAATTGTCAATCACCTGGATGACATCACGAACCTGCGGATAGTACAGGAAGTTGTGAGGCTTAACAACAAAGTTCCACGGCACAGACGTAAGGTACTGCGCCACGCGAACTTGGCCCGAGCGACTGACTTGCTGCCCAACCGTGCGGCGGTTTTGGACGCTGATGGATTGGCTAATGTTAAATATAGTTTGAAACGACATTATGTTCTCCCGCGCCCGACAGAGATGTTTTTAGCGCCATAGGCATTTGCCGCCCATACCGCCTTAGAACTGCCAAGGATACGATCCTCAAAGGATTTGGTATCAATGGCATTGATGTTGTAGTTTGTCACGTTTGTCGTGCTTCCCATGCTACCAATTTGGTTTGTTGGAACAATTGTGCCGCCCGTATTTGGGACAAACATCTCTGGCCCTTTTTCGCCAACAAGGTAAGAATCGGTTGCGGTTACATCACCACCCGCCGCCCGTACACCGGCTGGCATAGACGACAAGCTATTGCCGCCAGTGAATAAAGAACCAATAAAGCTAAACAAGCTGCCGCCGCCGCTATTGCCTCCAAGACTTTTTAACAAATTGCTTGCTGATGCCCTAAGTTCAATTTTCAACAAATCGTTAATGATGCTGCGAGTTAAATCGCTAAACGATAGCTTGCCAGTTTCTACAAAGTTATCCAGCGCCGAATTCATGTTACTAATAACTGAATTAAATTCATCGCCGCCTTTTTTGCCTTCTTGCTTTGTGGCTTCAATAAAGTCGCGGTAGGCTTTATCCCATCCTTCTGAGAATGTGGTTTGCTGATATTCGGTAAGCGCAATAGCTTGCAATCGAATTTCATGCAATCGTTTTTCGCCTTCAACTTCTTTATCTATTCCGGCAAGTGTTTCAGTTAATACTGTACCTTCGCCAAGTCTTGCTCGTGCATCTACCCGCTTTTGTTCAAATTCCGCAAGTCGTTTTTGCAATGCAAGATTTTCTACTTGAATATCATATTCATTTTGTGATATGTAGTAATGCTGCATATCCATGCGTAACTTGTCCGCATCCAAATCATTTAAGATTTGTTGATATGTTGATTGTTGTGTAATGGATTCAATTTGTTTATTACGTTCGGCTTTTATTAATTCAATTTTGCGTTTTGATTTATTTTCTGTTGCTGTTTTATCTTGTTGATAACCAATATCTATTTGATCTTTTTCTTTTTGACTTTTGCCTTTAATATTTTTATCATAATCTTCTTTTAATTTATTTAATTCGCGTTCTTTATTATTGCGTTCTTGCGCTATTTGTATAGCATAAGCATCCATTGTTAATGCCGCCATTCTTAATTCATCATCAGCCCTATCATAATC